GTATTGATAGTGATAGCAATGCAAATATTTCTATGGGTTTTGCAGCATCCCAGTCAATACATTCTCCTGCAGACGGAGAAACAAATGGAAGTGGAACACACTCATATCATATAAACATAACAGGTAGTAGAGCATTTGCACCTAATCTAGGACATGAATTGATAGCAGTAATGATGAAAAATGAAGGTTCCGGAACCCAGGCCTGGAGATTTAATTATAGATTAGATGGAATAACAACGGAGTAATAATATGGCAAGACAAAAAAGCAAATTATCAGATAGATTTAAGTCAGGAGGAAATAAAGATGGTTCTGCAGAAGAGAAATTCTTTACAGATACAGATATACAAATTGATCCGGAATGGAAGGTAATTGAATTACTTAGAGCACAACTAGATGATGTAACAGATGCAGTAAATGCAAATGATGCAGCATCTGGATCATATGCAACTCTTAAACGAGAATATATAACAACATCAGGATCTCTTTCAACTCGAACAACTTTAAATGATGCAAAGGCAACCAATGTAACTCAAACAATAATAACAGGAAATGCAGGTACAGTTACCAATGGAGTATATACTACAGGTACTCAAACTATAGCTGGTGCTAAAACATTCTCAACAACAATAATTGGTAGTGTGAATGGAAACTCAGCAACAACATCTGAAACAACAATAACATCAGATCAAGCAACAGCTATTGAAAAGAGTACTACAATTACAAATTCAACTAAAGGA